CGACACCTCCGAGGACGGCATCCATCACTCACCGGCAATAAGCTGAACAATCTCTTCAATTGACTTATCGAAGTCGCCGTACTCAGCGGCATGGTCCTCAAGAATGGACACCAAATCAGCCTTCTTTACAGGATCAAGAGGCACAGTCGTAGCAGCAGGTGCTGCTGGGTCTGGCCCATCCGTTGAAGAACCGCGAGCACCACCAGCGCTAGGTGCTGGCTTTTGCTCTGGCTCAAGTGGAACTCGAATCATAGCCTTCTCCAACTCCTCAGCACGCTGCTCATGCCAAATGGCAGCTTCCTGATGTTGCTTGGCCATCTCCTCGTTCCATGACTTCATTTCCATGTGGTGAGCCTTCATGGTCTCCACATTGTCATAGGGTAGATTAATGATCATTGTTATCTCCTTATCACTTCTTACTGCTTCGGGGATGTCCCTTTGGCAAAAGATCGTTATCTGTTGTGTAATTTGGGTTTGAAGGTCTGCCATTACGCAACAGATAAAGGTAAGCGTTTACCCTTGCCATTGCCCATTGACCTCTCGTCATACCCGGACGATGCGAGGTGGAAAAAGCCCCAGCCCCACGCCTATATACAGCTTTCAATGCTGACATTGTAGCACGTTTTGAAGCGGCATCGCCATGCTTCTTGTTATGTGCTTCCATCTTGGTCTTCAAAGACCCTGTGACTGCCTCTGAGAAGGAGACAGAAGAGCCAGACTCAGCCGAACCCCTACGGTTGCGTCTTGACCCGCTTCTTCTCTCAGAGGGCTTTGCCGGAGTTTTACGGGGATCATTTTTCCCCGGACGACCGTAAGTCACTTTGCTTACATCGTCGTCCATGTCGTCGTCCTCATCCTCATCAGGGTTGACTACACCCTTAGGAATGACGGCTAGACGGCATTTACCCTCCGGCTCAATTTGCTGCTGAAGAATACGGCAGTTTTTTTCATCAACGTGAAGCGCACAGTTTGAGCACTTTACACCAATATCTGCGTCATCGTTTTCTTCACCAGACTCAAATCCGACCCAAACACCTTCATCGTCAGCGTTAAACTTACCGTACTTCTCGGTAATTGCAATAAGAGCATTTGCAAACATGCGCTCTTCTGGGTCTAGTTGATCTAAATAATCTTTGCCATGCCCTTCCTCTTCTTGATCATCGGGCGGCATATGCATATCTTTTACAACATCTAATAGATATTCATAGTTATCTGATGTTTCTGGTAAAAAGTCTGCATAAGTAAACACTTCTTCTGCAAGAAGTACATCTACTAAAAAGTCATACTCTGTTTCATCAAAGTCAGCCGACTTGCCAGTAAAGCCTGAAGCGTATGCTGCTCGCTCTTGAGCTCTAGCTTTGTCTCTTGCAGCACGCATACTGGCTTCATTGCCTTCGGTATAGGTGTAGCATTTACCGGAACCACCGAAACGGAAACCGGGCTTGCCACCCTCAGAGCATCTTTCAACTGGCATAGTATCTATAATTTTATCAGATTATTGGTAAATAGTATAGAGGTCGTCGCGACTCCATCGCTGAACTGGAATCTTAACATCTCCGTAATACCAGTACGCCTCTTCACTTGAATAGTATATGCGAGCATATGCCTGCATTGCGCCTTCATCATAGACCGGACAACCCGGATTTGGGTCTAAGTATAAGGCTTTGAAATGATATGGATCGTTTTCATAGTGGATTGCATTTACAACTTTTAATATTGCATTGCAATATGGACAGGTCTTTTCCGGGTAAGGAAAATCCTTAATCAACTTCCCCATTATCATCGTCTTCGTCCTCCCAATCGTCCTGATCGAATACATCTACTGTATCAGAATCTTTTGACAAATGCTCCGCAATCTTGGATTGAAGCATCATTGCTATTAACTCGTCTATTTTTCTAGAAGCAATTTCAAGACCATCCATCAAGCAGTTTGCTTCGCTGATAGAAATAAAGTGATCATCTGTTGGGGCAACTAAAGTAAATGCTGGAGCATAGCCATCCTCAAACGGAACTGCTTTAATAAGAATGGATAAAGTTCTTAAGTCTTCTAAACTCTCATCTCCATCATATGGAACAATTCTCACTTTTTCGGACTCCTATTAATAATAGGACCAACAATTAATTGAAACGCAAAAATAATCATAACTATTCCAAGCAAATTAAGATTAATGTCAAATAAATATTGAAGACCATACTTGATTAGTAAAGCATCTACGATTACATAAATTACGTACATAAAAAACGCTTGACCAAAAGTTAACTTATTCATTAGATAGCCTGCCTTTCATTTTCAATAAATGACTTGTATGTTACAGGCAATAAGCTGGAAACCATATCTTCAATTGCAAGAGCATAAGCATTAATCTCATATTGTGCATGAGAGTCGTTTCTTAGCGAAACAAAATTTAGAAGACTTCTTAGATTAACTGTCCAAATAAATTCTGTATACTGGCCGACAGGAAGAATTGCTCTTGCGAGTTCTTTTGCTAAACCCATTTCTAATAGTTCATTGTAAGCAGACTCGGCAGCTTCATATACTTCTTCCATTCTGTCTTGAATGTAAGTAATCTTTGACTCATCTGTAATTGGTTCAAATTCATAGTGACCCGGCTTACCAACTTGTTGTCTAATAGTAAAATCCTGAGGGACAAAGAAGTCAATCTGGTCAGGAACATAATATCTCATACTCATCTCGTTGAATGATGACCAACGATGTCTGAACCATTCTCTAGCAACAAAGATTGGGCACTTAACATGAAACTTAAAAACAACATGCTCAAAAGGTGTAGCATGTTTATTCTTCATCAAAAAGTTTATTAGACCAATACCTTTTTGATCCATTGAAGTCTGAGATGAAGCAAAAGATACTCTAGCAGCATTAACAATATCTAAGTCATCTCCCATCATCTCTAACAGAGTGACTGAACCTGCATTTAAAATACTTCTTGTATTTGGATTACCTGTCATCTGACGGATTCTAGCACGCTTTTGTTGAGAGAGGCGGATTGAAAAAAATTTCCTTTTGACGCACCGAATCCGAAAAACCGTGATACACTCACCGCTTATAATGGTCTTACAGACCTGATAGGCGTAACGTCTATTGGAATAACTGTATCACTGATAAACTTGTTTTATGGAAATCATCGCCATCATAGAATCAGACGACTGTGGACCGGCAGTTGTTTTGGATTCAGACTTCATCTCAATCATGAAGTGCGATGCGTTTTATCTTGGAGCAACCCGTTGCGTTTATAACGGCACTCCAATAACTTGTGAACTCTCAGAAGAAGACGCATTAAAATTAATTGCTAAAGGTGTTAACTGTATCGAGCTAGAAAGCTATACTAAATAGTCGGTCTTATGAAAAAAATTAGCTGGTTCACGCCGAGCAATGTAGATGAAAATGGAGAACTCTGGTACAGCCAGGGTTATTCTAACGCTGCATTGCAGACTATCCGGGCTTTACAGGAAAAAAGAGTAGGTGTCTTCTATAACAGAAGAGACATTCCCTTTCATGTTAACTTCTGTCAGCCGGTTTACTATCAATTGCATAGATCCTACACTGTAGGGTATACGCCTTGGGAGAGTACTAAAGTTCCTCAAACATGGCGTACACCAATGTCTGAGTGTGATGAGATTTGGGCTACGTCAGAGTTTGTTAAGTCTGTTTATGAAAAGAATAACATTCATCACAATATTCATGTAATTCCTCATGGCATATCCTCAGACTTTGAGATTTATGAAAGAGAACTTACAGGTAAGTTTAACTTTCTTCATGTTGGTGGTGAATCAAATCGTAAGAATGCACAAATTGTAGTTGATGCTTTCCTAGAGCTTTATGATGGTCAAGAAGATTATCAACTTGTACTTAAGTACAACAAGTTCTGTGATGCTGATGCCTATGTAAACGGTAAAGTTGTTCCCGCCCACAATCATCCTCAGATTGTTGCTATACCTAATGCTTTAGATACTTATGAAATGGTTCAGCTTTATCATAAGTGTCATTGCTTAGTTTACCCAACTAGTGGTGAAGGCTTTGGAATGATTCCGTTTGAAGCTATTGCTACAGGTATGCCATCAATTGTAACCAATCTTACAGGCACAGCAGACTTTGCTGAGATGTCAATTCCTTTAGAAGCAGAGTGGGGTGAGGCTCCTTTGCAGAGTCATTTGTATGGTTGCGATGCTGGTGAGTGGGCCATCCCTAATTACGATGCTCTTGTTGATCTCATGGAGCATGTTGTTGATGAGTATGATATGTTCAAGAAATACACCTTGAACTCCGCAAGAATTCTTCATTCCGAATGGTCGTGGTCGGCTACGGCTGATAAGATCATCGACCGACTGGAGAAATTCGAAGAAAGTTTCTAATACTCCCTAGTACCTTTTCTTGGTTTGGAATACCCCAGTTGATACGATAGTTGTCTATCATTTTTTAGGAGGCTTTATGGATAATGTTATTACACCAGAGTTTGTGGCAAAGTACACAGACAAGACCCCACCGTGGGGATTCAATGGTATGGGCGAGATTGTTTATCGTCGTACCTATTCTAGAGACATTGAGGCTTTAGGAC